TACCATTACCAGTTTCATAAGCAAGTACCCATGTAAGCGTAGCAATGGGGTAAGCACCTTCTGCTGTAGGGTTAGGGTCTGTCCCTGCGAGGTTCTCATCGAGTGTAATACCATTGAGTGCCACAGAACCCGACTCAACTGATGGTGTAATGAACTCACCAGATTTATTCTGAAGAGCAGCAGCTCTGACTTCACCTTTAACATAAGATTGATTTACATAACCGATAGCACCTACTTGGTTTCTGATATTACCAGCAACACCAGCATTACCTTTGTTACCTATGCCCACTGGCCAAGCAACAGACTTACCTACACCCAGTTTCCACTTCTTACTGAATGCTTGCATTGAGTTTGTAAATGCAGCAGTAGTACCAGACCCATCAGATCTATATACCCAAGTCATTGCTTGGTCATCACATCCTACCTGTGACCAGTTGTTTATCTCACCAATAGCAACTTGAACTGCTTGCTCTTGTGTAAGTTTCAAATCACAACCAGGCATATTATAACCGAAAGCAATCGTGCCTCCAGTCATAGGTATCTGGACTAGTCCTCGTTTTGCTTTAGCAATATCACCTTGCTTCATAGGATCATCGGATGCTCCGAAGTCCACTGTCTCATCTAAGAATGCTTTTCGACCTGAACCACTACCAACTGCTTGATAGTTTACTCTGTTACCACCTGACTTTGCGTAGTCAGAAAACCATCTACTGTATATTTTAGACGGAAAAGAAGCACCTGCTCCACTAAGTCTTGTTCGTGCTTCTGCACAACCAGGTACTAGGGCAGCAAGTGCTGCTAATGCGATAAGCCTTTTCATTAGGATCCGCTTAAGGGCTCTTTATATAGAGCAGTTTAATCCAATCTTAATCGTCTGTCAAGTAATCCTTACGAGCATGCTTTTCAGGAACTATCTTTCCTAAATCCACGGTGAGGAGTCCATCGGCAAATACGACCTGTCGTACTTCGCAATCATCGCTGAGTTGCCAAGAGCGTTTGAATGAACGTTGTGCCAAGCCCCTGTGTGTATACTCTGCATCTGTTTCCTTTTCTTCTTTGATGCCTTCCACATGTAGTTTTCCAAACTCTGTATAGACTTTAACTTCATCTTTCTTAAAGCCCGCAAGTGCTACCTCCAATTTCGATTCATGATTATTTAGTTGTACTAAATTGAAGGGTGGGTAGTTAGATGTTGTATTGAGTTTAAAAAAGTCATTGAAATAATCATCTAATCCAATACTGTTTTTAGTGATCTTATCCATTAATTCTGGAAGATCGGCTGCATGATACCTTTGAATGTTAGTCATAATTCTCCTTTAATAAGCGAGTGTAAATTGTGTCCCTATAAGGCGACACTACTATTTAATCACCATCTTAAGATTTTATGAAGTGTGCAGTACCGTATAATTTGGGGGGTTATAAACACCTATATAGATCTAGGTAACAGTGTCAAAAGGAATGAAGAAATTACTACCTATTATTATGCTTATGATGAGTGGTATTGCTGTATCCCCTGCAAAAGCAGACCTTACACATAGACTTAGTAGTTCAACTCAACTGCAAGTAGATGCTGGTTACACACAGGTTTCAAGAGCAGCTAATTCATACAGCACCAGTGGGTCTGGTGTATCTACAACTATTACTCCTTCAGGTGGTAGTGCTACTAGTGATCTAGGTGGCATTCAATCTGTGGCAACTTCTGGTGCAGCAACTTTTGCTCTACCTGATGCAGCACAGACAACTCAAGGAAATGCATACTCATTTACACAATCAGTGTCGTTAGGTGACAGTATAGTCACTACTGCTGCTGATGTAGGTGATGTGCAAGGTTACTCCAACATAGTATCGACAGGACCAGGAAGTGCAGGAAGCCTTGCAGGAACTATATTGTCGTCAGGTGCTATGACGTTAACAGCTGGTGGAGCTGGAACTTCGGCTACGGGACAATTTGTCACAGAAGTGACCATACGCTAGGGATGCTACATAATGTTATCATCTCTTGGTTTAAAAAAGATGAGGTGGATGATTGCCCCATATGTGATCGCTGCGGTTGGTGCACTTGTAAATGCTGTACCTGTCCTGGCGGTCCCTGTGGTCCCGAACTTCCAGCAGGGCTCGATGACGAGTCATACCGAGACTGAAAGCACAGTCACGGAGACAATAAACTCAATTGATTATAGGACAGGATGGGAATACACAGTGAGTGGGGTAGGCATTTCGGCAGACGGAAACGCACTCAACCCCAACGTGAACACATCAACGGTGACAGTGACACCAAGCGTGGGCTCGGCAACGGGAACCAACGGAGCATCCATAACAGGAAACGTAACAAGTTCCTACGACTCATTGGACTTCTCAACGTCTCCAACCTTCACAATAACAACTCCAGGCGAGGCATTTCAATTCGTACAGAGTTATCAAGGACCAGGGCTAACCAACCAAACAATAATACAAAGAGTAACAAGCATACAATCGGTAACAGACACAACAAGTACCTTTACCCAGTAATAGCAACGGGTCTCGTACTTAATTCTTTACTACCAATGAAAGCCTTAGCAGAAGGTGTTGGTGGTGTAAGTGCTACTGCTAATCCAATCGCCAACAGTTCGGGCTCAGTAACGAACCAGGCAATACAAGTTTTACAAGGTCCATACGTGACTAACACCTACGGTGGTGGTGTGTCATGTCAAGGTAGTACGTTCAACCTCACTCCCTATATACAGTTTGCTGATTCACGTAAAGACCCTTGGGAGGACTTCTATGATGAGCCACAGTACAATATGACTGATGTCTCAGGAAAGACAACTAAACAAACAGTCACTGTAAAGAACTATCCTTGGGAAGAATGGTATGATGATCGTACTAAAGCAGATGGAACTAGATGGTTCCCTGATGGAGAAGATATACAAATAGAAATAGACGTTGATGGTGCAGATGGTGTACCTGACATAGTTAATAGTGGTGGTACTATGACACCTACATGGATGAAACCTATCCGTACTGATATGAAAGCAAACCAGTCCTTTAATGCTGGTATATCTGCAACACTATCAATACCACTGAATAGAAAATTCCAACGGCAATGTCATGAAGCAGCAAATGCTCAGATAACAATGCAGACTCAGTTAACTGCCAACAAAAGATTAGACTTTGAGATCGCAAGACTTAAAAATTGTGGTGAATTGATGAAGGCTGGAATAATGTTCCACCCCAAATCACCCTATGCATCTGTATGTGCTGATGTAGTAGTAACAACTCCAGGTGGAAAGATACTACCGCACACACACGTATTACCAGATCCTCAGTTTAACCCCCCTTCAACATCCGAGCAGCCTTCACAGCAGCATTCGCCTCCTTCTGCTTCAGAAGTCGTTCCCTCTTCGACAGAACAGGAGGTTTCTTCCCTAACTTCTCCTTCACCTTCCCAATCACTTTCTTTATCACAGGCTTCACAACCTTCAGGAGCAAGTCTGCTAGGGGTTTGGCAAGTAGGGCTGATGTCGTCGCCACTGCTGCAATCCCAGCCGTAGTAGTTACAATACTAGCACTTGGGAGGTATGCGTCCACGAAAGGAACATCCTCCCATTCTTTTATGCATATTTTTTTATCGACACTTAACTTATATCCTTTAACTCTCTCCTTACCACTCTGAGATAGGTCTCCAATCCTCTGTGCATTAGGTTCAGGGCATTCTATCTCCTTACTTCCTGTAGGAGGTGTTACAGGAGGTTCTGGAGTGTCTAGATCTGGTGGAGGAACTTCATCTCCAGTATCAACACCTTCATCAACTTCCTCTTCATTTGGGTTAATTGTCTGCCAACTTAATTCTCTATAATCATATTCGGGTGGTTGATAGTAAGGCATACCAGCATCACATAACACCACGTTCTGCTTAGGGTCATCATTAACCAACATCTTATTCTTGTTGGTTGGATTCTTTGCGTTCTCCTTATGAACCTTAACACAACCAGGCATATTAACAATAGGTGTACCTACCCTTTGAGTAACAGGAACATCTGGTGGTGTAGCAGTTGGAGAATTCATCATCCAACTTCTATCAGCTATAGTACCAATTCCTATCTCTCTTATTTGAGGTTTCCTTACCCAAATCCCACCAATATTGATTGATTGTTGCCGAATAGTGATGTTAGGAATACCAAGTCCACTAGTAGTAATATTAGGTATGTCACGAATAGGATCCATAAGTAAGTATCCATTTAACCTTTAGTTTCTTCAATAGCTTCTTTTATTACAGTCTTCAACTGTCTCAATTTCTTCTTACCTAGACCAGCACGTGTGTCTATCTTTACCTTCAACCAATATACAAAGGCAAGTACAATAATAAATTGAATGCCTTCACCCCATGACAGGTTCCATGCTTCATTAAGATCCAGTGAAGCGGCTGCTAATAAGTTAATCATTTAGGTATCTCCTTTTTATAATCTATGGGTTTCTTAACCATACCCTTAACAGGTCCAGTAGTCTTAGGATATGCTTTAATCAATTGATAGTATACTTCTTCAGCCACTATCTGTCTGATCTCTTCTGTCTTTGCGTCTTGTCTTTTCTGAGGACCACCAGTATAGTTGTCAATGGCTTGATTGCCACCAACAACTGCACCAGTACCGACTACAACTACTGCGGTTCCAGTAGATGCAATCTTTTGAAAGTCCATTAGAACGGTGATCCTGGAACAGGAAGTCCCATACTCTGACCACTAGTACCTGGAGCACCAGCATCAGCAGTATCTCCAGGAAGACCTATGTCTCCTGTAAGAGCACCACCACCTAGAGCACCACCCATACCTCCTGTTACTGCTTCAATCGCTTGCTTTTTGATGTTATCGATAATAGCATCCTTGTTGAGGTATACAACCCCAACAGTACCAACCAAGGCGATAGATACAACACCAGATGCAATAGCGATTCCATTTACAATTTTCTGACACATAGTTTTTCTCCTATAATTTATATGGTTCTTTGTTATCTGTATCGGATACACCTATTATTTTGAGAGGTGCTTGTTCAATACGAATAGTCTGAGTAGGACCAGCCTTTGCTATGATAGCTTCAATATCCTTTGCAGTGACAGGTGGAGTGCCATTACCATTGACAGCATTGCCGTTCTTATCCATCTTCATAGTACCATCACCCTTCTTAGAAGCAGTCTGAATCCCAAAGCTAGCTAAAACCCCAGTAAACACCGACGCTATAAAAGTTGGATCTATTTTTTGTTGTGGTACTCCTGGTATGGCAACATAATTAAGAGTCAATATTCCACCCGACCAGGCAAGGACGGTAATTCTGACCATTGTGCTGATGATAGCAGCTTGTTCGTCAGCATCGGGAAGAATAGCAGCCTTTGCTTTACCAAAGAAACCTTTCTTCTTCTCCTCTACTACCTCCTCTACTACATCATCTTTAATCTCTTCAGCCATGAAAGTAATTCTAACTGGCCCTATTTATAAAGTTGTAGGTTGCTTCTTCTTACCAATATTATACTTAGATTCAAGAGTCCATTCACTCTTCTCTTTGTATGCAATAACCTTTATCTGACTAAGTGGTGCTGCATCAGTAATAGTAGATTCTTTAACAACGTTAACTAATCCCCAATCAGATAATAGTTTTATAATTCTATTCCGTCTCTGCAAATCATTCTCAGATAAGTTTGCTTTCTTACCATCTAAAGCAAACAGTTCTTTAAAATGTACTATGTAATACTGTCCCTTCTTATGAAGGATGTGACACGATTGGTATAATTTCTTTTCCTTACGAGAAGCAACACCTATGCGAGTAAGAGTTTCACGAACCTTCAGAAAATCGTCTGGTTCTTTCAAACTCACCTCCACCATGTCGTCTTTGGTCCATTGGACTTCGACTTCATTCATTTCTTACCTCCTTTATTCAGTTTTTCTTTAATGTAATCTAGTTGTTTTGGAGTTAAGATCCTTAAGGCTTGAATTGCTTTTTCATTACTATAACCATAGTATTTTTTCACAAGGTCAAGATCTTTCACTTTTTCTTTTTTGCCCCAAGGAGAGAATCTCTTCTTCGGTCTCACTGTATTTAGATAAAAAGAATATTGTAATTTCTTATCCAAGTTAGGATAACAATTCATCTCATTAGCAAATGCTAGTGTGTCCATATGGTGTGACAGACATTTGTTAATGACATAAGGAGAGTAGTTCTTTTCCCAACCAGGATCATCTTGCATAAGATCTTCCTTGTTAAAATTAATACTATTCAAGTAATCCTTTAAAGGATAACGATCATCATATGGCATAGTTAGTTAACACAAGTTCTTTACGTTCTGCTTGCTCTTTCATATAGTCACCTGTAGAACGCATACTATATGTCAAATCAAACTCAGAAGCATACCAATTTTTAAATCTATTTCGTATGACCTGAGTACTATTATATGATATCATCTGATGGTTAGTCTGTCCATCACAATCTGATGCAAACTTATCATGATCAAAATACTTATGCATATCACCCCTCTTACCATAGATAGGTATTCCAATCTCATAAGGAGGATCGAAATAGGTAAAGATATTCTTATTATCAGTTTTCAACTCTTCATAAGAAAGATTAGTTATCTTCCAATTCTCTATCAACTTAGAATACTCTGGTAACTTTTCTATACCTCGAAGACTGAAGTTGGATTCACTGGCTTGTTTGGAGAAGGAACTCGATTCGGTGAGACCAGAGAAAGAACACTTATTAACAATATAAAAACTAACAGCACGGGTAATGACACTGGCTGAGGCATCGTTAACCAATTCTTTACTTTCCAAAAAAAGGTCTTTTGCTTTTTCTGGTGTTGAGTATGCTGTTTTAAAAGTTCTGAGCCTGGTCGTAATTTCATCTCCTTCATGTTGTAGGGTTTGCCAAAAGTTTGCCAAAGGTTTATATAAATCATTCACCCACACTTTCAAATGAGGGAACTGCTTTGTCATGTATAGAGCAACAGAACCACCTCCAAGAAAAGGTTCTCTGTACTCATTGTACATACTCATCTCTGGTAAGTAATGTGCCATCTTTGTGATAGCACGTGACTTACCACCAGGATAACGAAGAGGGGTTTTCAATGATTTCATTTTTTAGTAGTGTTACTTCGTGTTCTGTTTATTATAGTAATGAATTTATCTCCTGCAAATGTACCAGCAAGACATACATCAATCTCATCACCATCTAACCAATTCATATCACCATTCTTTTTGGTGTGTAGCATTGCCAATTGAATTTTGTCAATGACTTCTTGTTTTAATATCATTTTTTAATAACCCCTTTAGGAGTATGACCATGTGCTATTCCTAGCTCATGCATCTTAGCATGCTCGTCAATAGGGTCTCTTACTCCTTCTGCACCAGGTCCAAAGGTAAGATATATACCCCAACCAAGTAGAAATAAAAGAAGACCGATGATAATGTATACTAAAACCATTAGTAGTACCTCTCGCTATCTATACCTCTATTTACTTCTAACTCAACAGCATCAAATATTCTAAGCAATGCTCCTGCATATGCTCTATACCCAGATCCAACATATAGTTGTCCTGCTAATACAGATACTGTTGCAGCACCCCAGAAAAGATAATAAAATCTTGACTTAACTTGTGCTCTTTGTTTTTCAGATTGTGTTGTCATAATTAAATAAAGGTTGCGACAAGAACCACTCTAGGTTTTGTCTTTGGTACATTGTGAGTATGATATCCATCAAAGATAACAATGTCATCTTCTTTAGGATCATGGTATCCACTTTCCGCTATGGTTTCACCACCAGCATCTGTTAAGTATATTAACATATTATGATGCTCATGACGATGATCTACATGAATATATGTAGTATCAATATTGGGATCAGGGAAGACCATGTTAACAGCCATCCTTAAAAAGGAATTTATTCTAAACTCATTGTGATCAAAAATTTCTTTACACACATCTAAAGCATGATCAAAATATCTTTCTGGTTGAGAATAAGGTTCATTGAATGTTGGTCTTCCTAATAAACCATGTATAAAAGTTCTAGCATGTCCCATCCTATCTAAATTCATAGATGGATGATAGAACTTAGTCTTTGCCAAAGGATCAGATTTATGAAAATCATCACTCTGTTGCTGTTCATACATGTACCAAGGAAAAGATTTAGACAAAACAAAATTCTTAAATTGATAATACAATTTTGTTTTTGGATTATCTAATTGTCTCATTTAAAATTACACTCCAACATAATCTGTGTGAGACATGCTAACAAATTAATCTCTTGATCCACCACGAAGGCAGACTTGTATTGATACTCAGCAATAATTAATACTGGTGCAGCAACACTAGGACCATCCATCACAGAGGATAGACTGTCGTATAGATTCCTCATTATAGCAGTAGGATCACTATCTAAATTCTGTGTTACCCACTTCTTGACATCATTAAACTTCTTATTCCTAAGATGATCTACAAGAGTATCAATCTTAACATCACCTAATGCTGCGAGGATTCCAGTATCGATAGAACCTGTTGAACTATATCTTTGGAGTTCATTGAGTGTTCTTCTGAAATCTGGGAAGTACTTTTGGACAACTGTGGCAACCACTTTGTCATTGTACCGTATCTCCTCTCTGGTAAGGATGTCTCTACACCGTTCAAAGAACTGTGCTGCAAGATTTTGTTTAGTTTTTCCACGGACATTGAAATCAATTACTGTTGTTCTACTATGTAATGGTTCTATTATTTTATTCTTAAAGTTACACGTGAATATGAACCTACAATTCTTCTGGAATTCCTCAATTGACGCACGTAAGAGGAGTTGGACATCTGGCGTTGTATTATCTGCCTCATCAATAATGAGAACTTTGTGACGACTGCTAGATGTAAGAGAAACAGTAGCAGCAAAGGTCTTTGCCTGATTGCGTACAGTGTCCAGGAATCTACCCTCATCAGACCCATTAATGACATAAGAATCTACTCCTAACTCTTTACATAATGCTTTCGCAATGGTTGTCTTGCCAACTCCAGCAGTTCCAGAGAGTAGGAGATTTGGTATCTCTCCTTGCTCTATGAAACTCTTAAAGGTGGTCTTCACTTCTGTAGGAAGTATACAGTCCTCAACTTTCTGAGGTCTATACTTCTCTACCCATAAAAAATCATTCACGTAATCTTCCTCAATTCTTCAAGGATGTATGTGTATGCTTCTACTATATCACCTTCTCCTTTTCTAAACAAGTCCTTGTCAAAACTCTTACCATCTTTCCAGAGTCGCATCGAGTCAGGTGATAATTCATCAGCAAGGAGTAAATTTTGGTCAAAATCATAACCGAACTCCAATTTAAAATCAACAAGTGTAAGACCAATCTGGTCAAATAATTTCCCTACAATACCATTCACTTCTCTAGCAGTCTGTTCCATATCCCTTAAGGGAAAGTTGCCCATTGCCCATATACGAGCCTCTGTTAGTAATGGATCATTCTTCTCATCATCCTTCAAATACCACTCAACCAATGGCCAACCAAAGTCCGTACCTTCTTTAATGTTTGTCTCTCTGACTATAGAACCAGCAGCAACATTTCTTACTACCACCTCTATCGGAATAATCTCCACTGTCTTACAAGACATA